AAACCGGTAAACCGGTAGTAAACCGGTAGTAAACCGGTATACCGGTTTAGATAAAGGCAGGTCTGTTGGTATAAGTGGGGGTCGTAGACCCACTTATCCACAGGCCAATCTGGTCAGTTTTGGGATAGTCAAAAGTAAAGCGGTAAAGCGGTAGATTTCCTTAACCCATACCGGTTTACTTTTGACCCTTTTTGGAGAAAAGCAATGGTCCAACAAGTTGAGCAGTTATCCACAGGTTATCCACAATTAGAGAAATTCGTGGAAGATGAGCGCGTTTTCTGCCATCAGTGCAGTAAGGCGGTAGAAGTGGAGCAGCGCCAGTCCATGCCAGCAGAGCAGATGGAGCGCCACCGAAAGGTCAACGCCAAACCATTGCAGTGGATGTTTGACCAAGCCAAGGTCAAAGGTGGATGGGCAACAGTCACATGGTCCGAACATCAGTGCAGCCAGACTGGCCTCGCTGCATTCCCGACAGATGTCAAGCACCGATGCCACATGTTTCAGGCCAAGCCCTCGGCAGTAGAATCCGAGGAATGGTGGTTGACTTAAAACGCAAAAGAAAAAGCATTGAACACATTGACCAAGTCAAGGTGGTCCAACACTTTCGTGCGTTCTATCCGGACTGCATCATTGCGGCAATACCCAATGGAGGCGATAGAAGCCCTCAAGAGCGCGTTAGATTGCACAGTGAAGGGGTATTGGCAGGGATGCCTGATCTTTGCGTTCTGGAGGCTAAGAACGGGTTTCATGCGCTATTTGTGGAAATGAAGACCAAGGCCGGTGTGGTTTCAGACAAGCAAAGCGCATTAGGTTTGCAGTTAAATGCAAAAGGGTATCGGTCAGTGGTCGCAAGGTCTGCTGCCGAAGCAATCAAAACAATCGAGGATTATCTGAATGGCAAAACCAAAACGTAAAGCACAAACACTTGCAGAAGTGGCCGACAACATTGCCGAAAGGCAGATGGGTCTCAAAGAGCAAGCAGCTCTCGCACGCAAAGAAGCTACCGATGTCAATAAAAAGATTCACGCTGCTGGTGGCGAAATTACCATCCTAGACAGACTCTCCGAAGGTGAGACCATTCTCAGCTTGGCAAGGTCGTTGAAGGTGAGTCACACGGCTTTCTATGACTGGATCGATAGAGGGGGCGAGGCGCGGGCTTCTGCCCTTGCGCGTGCGCGGGCGCGTGGTGGCCGAAGTTTAGCAGAGGAAACGCTAGAAATTGCAGACGCTGCCACGCCTCAAGAGGCGCAGGTGGCCAAGCTGAGAGTGGACACAAGGCGCTGGCTGGCCTCAAAGCAGGCGCCAGACGAGTATGGTGACAAGCAGCAGCCACTGGTCAACATCGACCTGGGAAGCATGGCGCTCGATGCCCTGCGCAAGCGCAGCATCGTATCAGTAGACGATTCTGAGTAAATGAATACCGAAGCATTCAGTCACTTTATACAACGACCATTATGTTAAGTGGATAACTAGATATCCACAGAATTAAGTGCATCAAAGTATTACAAGCCTACTTATGCACAGGAATCTGTGGATAAAGTTGGCCAAAATCCGTGGATAACCCCGCGGTGGCCAGCTGGCGGTCGGTGGCCGCGACCCCCCCGTGGCCGGCTTGGCGGGGGCGACTGTGGCGGCACTAAACACCTACTAAAAAAATTTTTTAAAAAAGTAACAACTAACGCAAATTGTGCAAAAATGTCAATTCCACAAACAATGGAGTAAACAAATGAAAACGAAGCAAACGACAGTGACCATCAAGGGTCAAGAGTGGATAGTCTTAGACACTGACGAGGCTCAAGACAAGAAAATCTTCTGCAAGCTGATGAGCTTGGATGGCACAATTGTCTGGCACGCATGGGTCGATATAAACCAGATAGTGGGGATAATATGAACATCACGTTATTAACTAAGGTCAGGCAATTGTTTAATGTTGATTATGTGCCTAATAGCACGAATAGACATAATCAGCGTCAATATATCAAGGCATTAAGAATATTGGGTGATAAGTGGTTAACGCACCCGCATAATAAAGTGCAGAGAATACAGTGATTATTATCTATTCAATACTGATATTCAATGTTTTATTTATATTGTTTGTTTTGTATAAGGATTATATGACTCAAAAGAAATGTCCACCATGTAATGGGAACTGCAATCAGGGGCGAGATTGTCCGGCAAGAAAATGAAGAGTAACTTTGTAAACAATCACATCAGGCTCAATGGGAACTGCCATGGCCACAAATTACAGCTGTGCAACAAGTGCAATCGTCAAAAGCCGCCAGAGGGTGGGGTGGAGATGAGTGCGACCAGGTGGTTTTGTGCATCGTGCTGGACCAATCGGGAGACCAGTAGGCAACTAAGGGAAGCGAGGGTGACATGACTGATTTATTGACAGCGATGCACTTGTCTGTGGTGCTGTTGGATTTAAAGATCAAGATGATGCAGGCTATTTCAGATGGTCAGTTTGAGTATGCAATGACGTTGCATTTGCTGATACTGGTCAGGACTGATGAGCTAGATGCGCACAAGTGGGCGATGAGTCCTCGGGCTTGGGCCATCTATGAGACGATTCACCCATGAGTAAAGAAAATGTGTTTGCGTTGTGGGTGGAGAGGTATCAGCCTGATCCTGTGCTATTTGTGCAAGAGGTTTTGGGGGTTGACCCTGACCCGTGGCAGATTGAGTTTTTGAAGGCGATAGCGAGAGGGGATCGGAAGATATCTGTAAGAAGTGGCCACGGGGTGGGGAAAAGTACAGCAAGCAGCTGGGCCATGCTCTGGTACTTTATGACTCGGAGTCCAGTCAAGGTGGTGGTGACAGCGCCAACGAGCAGCCAGCTTTATGACGCGATGTTTGCGGAGCTAAAGAGGTGGATCAATGCGATGCCTTTGCCTTTGCAGGGGTTGCTGACTGTCAAGCAGGAGAGGATTGAATTCAATGCTGCACCGACTGAGATGTTTATTTCAGCCAGGACATCAAGAGCAGAGCAGCCTGAGGCATTGCAGGGAATTCACAGTGAGAACGTGATGCTGGTGGCCGATGAGGCTTCTGGTGTGCCGGAACAAGTGTTCGAGGCGGCAGCTGGAAGTATGTCTGGCCACAATGCTGTGACGCTATTGCTGGGGAATCCGGTGAGGTCATCAGGATTCTTTTACGACACCCACACGCGCCTGGCAGATGAGTGGACCACGTTTCAAGTGGCCTGCACTGACTCGCCACGGGTGTCGGATGAGTACGTCAAAGAGATGGCCATGCGCTATGGCGAGGAGAGCAATGTCTACCGCATCAGGGTGATCGGTGAATTTCCCAAGGGTGATGACGACACTGTCATTGCCATGGACTTGCTGGAGAGCGCGGTCAATCGGGATGTGGCGCCAAGTGACTATGCGCCCATGCTCTGGGGCTTGGATGTGGCGCGGTTTGGATCAGACCGGTCAGCGCTGTGCAAGCGCCAAGGGAATGCGGTCACAGAGAATATTCGGACATGGAAAAACTTGGACCTGATGCAACTGACTGGTGCGGTGGTGGCTGAGTATCAGGCGCTGCCACCAAGCCAGCAGCCAAAGGAAATACTGGTCGATTCCATTGGATTAGGCGCTGGGGTGGTGGACCGGCTCAGAGAGCTGGGCCTGCCGGCCAGAGGGATCAATGTGAGTGAATCACCCGCGATGGGTGGAACGTACAGGAATCTGAAAGCAGAGCTTTGGTACAAGGCAAGGGCGTGGCTTGAGGCGCGGGATTGCAAGATGCCAAAGGATGAGGTGCTGATTGCTGAACTGGCCACAGTGCGGTACTCATTCACCAGCAACGGCAAGATCGCCATCGAGGGGAAAGACGAGATCAAGCGAAGGGGCCTACCAAGTCCAGACAAGGCTGATGCCTTTGTCCTGACATTTGCGTCTGATGCAATAGCCGGAATGTACGGGTCAACGGGTAACGGCAAATGGTCGCAACCACTGCGCAGAAACCTAGTCAGGGTTGCATAATTCGGGTATTGACAAACCAACGGGGGAAACCTATGAAGGCAATGAGTAAAGCGCAAAAGAAGGTCGGCTCAGTAATGAAAGAGTTTGGCTCTGGCAAGCTGCACAGTGGCAAGGGTGGCCCAGTGGTCAAGAATCCCAAGCAGGCCATTGCCATTGCCATGAGTGAAGCGAAGATGCCCATGCGCGGTCAGCGCACAGCAAAGAACAAGGCGAAAAAATAATGGCTACTCTAAAACGCACCATGGAACAGGTCATGGACCGAGAAGAGGGCGAGGACATGAGCGCAGGCGAGAACTGCCCCATGCCCACGCAAGACATTACCCTCAACCTAAAGAACCGCGCCAAGGCAATTACCAGCGCGGCCTATGGTCCTGAGAATCCCAAGCTGCCAAATGAGGCTTTTTGGCGCAAGAAGGCTGACCAGTGGGATGTCAGCATTGAAGACTCAAAGAAAAGTCGATGCGGTAACTGCGCGGCATTTAACGTGTCTGACAAACTCAAAGAGTGCATTGCCCAAGGCATTGGCATGGAAGCAGACCCATGGGGAACAAACAAGTTGGCCGACCTTGGCTATTGTGAAATTTTCGATTTCAAGTGCGCAGGCACTAGAACGTGCGATGCATGGGTGGTCGGTGGCCCGAATACGGGTGAAGAGTCTGAAGACATGGAAGATGAAGGAGAAGAGGAATGAAAGGTTTGTATGAAAATATTCATCGAAAACGCGAAAGAATTGCTGCTGGCAGCAAAGAGAAAATGCGCAAGCCTGGGGCAAAGGGCGCTCCAAGCGCTTCAGACTTTAAGGCAGCGGCTAAAACCGCCAAGCCAGTGAAAAAGAAATGAAGACCCCAGCTTGGCAGCGTAAAGAGGGCAAAAGCCCGACTGGCGGCTTAAATGCCAAGGGTCGGGCCAGCGCCAAGGCCGAGGGGATGAACTTGAAAGCGCCAGTCAAGGCAGGCGACAACCCAAGGCGTGCATCATTCTTGGCACGCATGGGCAATATGCCTGGGCCTGAGATGAAGGGCGGTGAGCCGACCAGACTGCTGCTGAGTCTGAAGGCATGGGGCGCCAGCAGTAAGGCAGACGCCAAAGCCAAGGCGGCTGCGATCAGTGCCAGAAACAAGGCCAAGAAATGATTTGTCCAATTGTCATTGCCACTGTCAGGGGCCACGGGTTGGCCGTATTACTGGAATCCATCAAGCAATACGCGCCAGAGTGTCCGGTCTATCTGCGCGGCCCAGAGTCGGTGATTGAAAATTTCCAAGCCGATCTGAAGATTTATGGCCAGCCAAGGAACTTTGGCGAGGACTATAACGAGATCATTGAGGCAGCGCTCAAAGACTGGTCATCGTGCATTGTGGCCAATGACGACATAGTGCTGACCCCCACCAGCGTGAAGGTGCTGATGGAAGATGTGGCCATTGTCAGGACCATGCATCAATACAAGGCTGGCTGGGTGGCGGCTCGAAGTGATGCGGCAAGGTCTGGCCAGAATGTGCGGATCACTGAGAAACCAGAAAAATTGAGTTTCTACAAATTCCCCTCTGAGTCCCACATCAAACTGGTCCAAGAGATCAGCCCAATATTTGCATGGATATCAAGCGATGCATTTGAAGAGGCAAAGTTTCCCCCTCTGAATTGGTACAGTGACGATGTGCATTGTATGGACTTGGTGCAAAAAGGCTATGGCCACTATGTGTCAGCCAGCTATGTCCACCACATTGGCAGCAACACCATTGGCATGAATGCCAAGCAGCTGCATGAGGATGCGCTGCCATGGCTCAAAGAGAATCGACCAAACTATGCGAGTGCCTGGTTTGGTTCTTAACCTTGGGTCTGGCAAAGACTGGAATCCTGAGTATCTGAATGCAGATATACAGGCCAGCAAGAATCCTGACTGGCTGGTCGATATCAGCAAGGTCAAGTGGGGCGACACGTTAAAGACGCGCTTTGGGCAGCTGGAAATCGTGCCAGGTATGTTTGAGGCCATTGTGGCCAATGATGTGCTCGAACACATCCCCAATCTGGTCGATGCCATGACCAACTGCAAAGAGCTGCTGAAGGTGGGCGGTGAGATGCGGATTCATGTGCCTTATGACCTGAGTCTTGGCGCTTGGCAAGACCCGACCCATGTCAGGGCATTCAATGAGAATTCTTGGCGGTATTACACCGATTGGCACTGGTACTTGGGCTGGCCAGATCGGTTTGAGATGACAACGCTGGAAATGAGGCTCTCAAAGGTGGGAGAAGCACTAGAATTGCCACAAGACGAAATCATCCGCACGCCACGCGCTGTGGACTCCATGTATGTGGTTCTTACAAAGGTCAAGCCATGATTGAAAACATCACCGATAACTTATCCACCGACATTGCAGCCACCGAGCCAATGGATGAGATGGAACTGCAAGCCATCATCACGCAAGACCTGACAGATGCCATCAGCTATGTGGACAGTGACTTGTCACCCACACGCGCCAAGGGGACTGAATACTATCGCGGTGATTTATTCGGCAATGAGGTCGAAGGCAACAGCAAGGTGGTGGCCATGGAGGTGCGGGACACTGTCTCGGCCATGCTGCCCAGCCTGATGCGGGTTTTCTTTAGTTCTGAAAATGTGGTCGAGTTCACGCCCAAGGGACCCGAAGACACCAAGATGGCCCAGCAGGCCACCGACTATTGCAACCACATTTTCCAAAACGACAATTCTGGGTTCT